TTAATTTAAATATAAGGCTATATTTTGCCATAGAAAAACCGACCTCCTTAACGTTAAGATTTTTGGTCTAACATTAAGGGGTCGGTTCACATAGATTTATTCTAGGTTAGTAGGCTCTTTTATTTATAGTTGCGTGTATCCACCATTACACGCTATGGAGATGTATGGATCACCTCTCTATCGATGAATCACTACTCCGATTATTGCTCCAGCTCCCACCATCTGAGAGAAGTTGCGTTGCATCCGTAAGCGTTTGATTGTCCTCTTGTCGTTGTCGATTTGCCCTTTCAAGTCTATCAAAGAGCTCGACATTTCGTTCAAGGTAATTTCTTGCTTCATTGATTGAAGTTTGGCTTGCGTCAATTCGTTCTCCAATTTGTTGATTGTATTCCTTGCTTCTATCAATTCTTGTTCCTGCTTCACGACTAAGCTCTGTGCTTCGGTCAATGGAATGTTGGATGCTTCGATTAAGCTCAAGGCTTTTTCGTTGTTGCTCTTGAGCTCGTTCCACTGCGTTAATGGTACGCTGATAGTCGCTTCCGCTTGGCTGGTAGAGGATATATCCTGCGCAAAGGATGAAGATGATGCCAATACTACCGATAATACCATAGCGGTAAGTAGGGTTATCAAATAATACTTTGATTTTGTCATACATTATTGTCCTCCTGCATAGTCAGTAATGCCTCGTGCAATCGCACGCACAATTGTATCAAGGTCATTAGATAGTATAGTATGATCTTCTTCATTATCAATAAAGGCCATTTCAACGAGAACTGCAGTTGCGTCCGTGCCGTTTAGTACCCAAAGGTCATCACGTTTTTTAACCCCACGGTCTACAGTATCGATACTGCGAATAATTTGTGATTGAATGTCGTTTGCTAAGCGTTGACCGTTAAAGGATTTGTACAACGTTTCTGTGCCTCGAGCTTGCGTATTAAAAGCGTTGCAATGAAGAGATACGAAGATATCTGCACCCCAAGCATCAGATTCACCACATACAAGGCCTAAATCATCATCTTGTAAAGTGCGAACTTCACATCCTGCTGTTTCTAGATAACGTGCCAACATCTTGCCCGCATCACGAGCGACGTCACATTCACGCGTACCATATACAGGATTAACTGCCCCACTATCTAAGTTAATATCATGTCCTGGATTAATAAATACTTTCATCGTTTATCCTCCTCTTCTAGTTTATCTGGAATGCCATTATTGTTCTTGTCTAGCCAAAGACCTAAGAAGCCTACAACAGCCATTAATACGCTAGGGATAAATATATGATCTATGATATTAAGCCCTACGTTAATCAGCTTGTTCGCCTCGTCAGATACGTACCCACTAACAAATGACATAACATATTGTGTTATTACCAATAGAATAGGCGCTAGCATAATAAATACTAGCGCCCGTGTAGCGAATACCCCTGTCGGGTGGATGTTGGCTACCCTAACAGATTGATATGATTTTTTAATTGTATTGATGAGCTTTGGCGGTATGTTCATGTAGTTCCTCCTTAATATCATCAACACGAGATTCGATACCATCGACCCGAGATGTTAATTTTACGTGTTCTGTATAAGCTTTGGTTCGTTGTTCACGTGATAACTTAATTTCGTCTTTCAAGTCTTTCAATGTGTCAGTAAGTACACCCATTTTTTCTTGAAACATCAAATTGTCTTGCATCCTTTGTAGGTCTAATTTTTCAAGTAATGGAATAATTAGCAGTCTATACCCAGCTCCCGCAACTATCCCTACGATTGTAAGTGTAGTTAAAATATCATTTAACTCAAATTGCCACGTCCACATCCTTTTTATACCTTTCTCCAATAACCAATAACATCAATAATATACCGAGTGTTCGCCGGTACACCCCAACCCTTAATTATGCGACTATTTCGTTCAACATAAATACTATTGTTATTTACGTCAACGCTTCTTTCAATTAGCCTTACTGCAACTGGTGCATTCGGTGGGAGTGATGCGACCATATTGCCATTACCGGAAGGGGTTTTTAATTTGAAGTCAAAATGTAAATATCCCCAACCAGTTAAGGGGTCAAACGCCAAGTACCCTCTATCAGCACCAGGATTACTAGCTATAGCATTGCCCCATACGACTTCATATATTTCGACTGGTTGTGAAGTTACTTGTCCGCCACCGCTTCCAGGGTTGCCTTTCGGACCTCTTAATGCTTGTAATTGTTCTGCCGTAAAATCAGAATACTTGAACGGCTCGCCTTTATCGCCCTTAGGCCCTTTAAGTGCATTAAGTTGGTCTTGCGTGAAGTCAGAAAATTTAAAAGGTTCCCCTTTAGGTCCTGGCGGTCCTTGTGTACTTGATGCATACTGATTAATTTCTGCTTTCTTAACATACTCACTTAATTCAGATTTTTGAGCGAAGGACTGCCCCTCTAGTTTATTAACGTAACGAGTAGAAGCATCGCCAGGTGTTAATGCATATTGGCCAATCTCGTTTTTCTTAATGAAAGTACCTAAATCGTTCTTATAGGCGAATGTTTGAGTAGCCCAACCCTTTTGAGCGTAATTATTAGTCGCATCTGTTTTAGATAAATAATCGTTTAGCTCTGTTTTTAATGCATATTTAGGGTCGCCTAGCATAGTAAGGTAATTTCTTATATCAACTTTTTTTAGATACAGATTATCTGCATCTTGTTTAGTTGCATACGGCGATAAATCTACATTAGCACCAGTGCCAGGAGGTCCTGGTGGCCCTTGTTCACCTCTAGGGCCTTTTAAACTCTCCAATTGTTCTTGTGTGAACATGTCATAAGTAAATGGCTTTCCATCTTTACCAGGTGGCCCTTGAATCCCCTGTCCCCCTTGTTCGCCGTTTATTCCGTCAATACCATTTCGACCAGGTTCTCCTTTCGGTCCTGGAGGACCAGGAAGCCCCTGTGGCCCAGGGTCGCCTTGTGGACCTTGCAATTTAACAATCTGAGTATTATCTTTTACTATAATTTTATCATCATCAGGATCCTTTATATGAATATTCTCATCGTTCATATCATTTCCCCCTATTGCTGATTCCTTCACATATTGTGATTTCACCTTTTATTAAACATTTGATAGGCTTATTACCACTCCACAAAAACAAATCCCAGTAATACTTACCCCTGTTTAATATATTTGTCTCCAAAGATAAAATGATTTTACATAATTCATCATCTTCTAATCCCTCTTTTGAAATAGATACATCAAACTTTGCATTGTAATCCTCATCCGTTGGATATCTCCTAACACATGCAAATAGGTTTTCACTTTCTACCATATTTGTATATCCAACATTTAAAGTAATTATTTCTCCTTTAATTACATTAAAATTATGTAGGACTGGTAGTTTCATCTTCGTTCACCTCGTCCAAATCCATTAACTCGTTGTGAATACAGCCTTCGGTTGGACATGTGCCATCTGCGTTTAACGTTGCATAACAAAATTCACAAAATTTCATTACAGGAACTTCACTTTTAATTTCAAACGCTTCCATTATTTCACCGCCTTAATTTTTAATACCATTTCTTGATTTAACTTCTTAAATTGTTCTTGCAAGTCGGTAATATCGCCGTTAATTAATCGACGTCTTAAAAGCGTTTGTTCTAACGTTTCAAAACGTTCGTTGTAATAATTTCTAATTTCAGCGATTTTTTCTGCTTTTGTTGGTTCTTTAGCTTGCGGTTCAACGAACTTGCCGTCTACATAGAACTTTCCTTTCATGAATTCATCTAGCATGCTATCTCCATCTGCAGAGTAAATATAATCTGCTGCATCTGGCCACTCTTTCTTAGCACGATCTAGTAATTCATCTTTTGATACTGTGTTATCCACAAAGGACGTAATTCGTTCGCCCATTTCATTTAAAATAAAAATATATTGATTCATAGTAGTATCCTTTCGGAGGTTAAATTATGCGCCGTCACGCTATTATATTAAAACGTATGCACCGCAACACCATTACATTAAGGCAATTATTTAACGAGTGGTTGCCTATTCACTCACAATCTATTACTAATAGTGCCGTTAAGTCTTACCATATTGCTTTTAAACACATATCCAACATAGCGGATATGCCTATCACGGATATTCATTTCCAACACCTTCAAAATGTGATTAATTCCATGTACGTAAAAGGACTTTCCTACTCATCATGTAAGAAAGTCCGTACATTACTTAATCAATTATTTAATTACGCTATTATTCAAGATTATCCTATCACAAATTACGCCTTACACTTAAATCTAGGTCCCAATGTGCCAACGATTAAGAGAAGAGTATTCACTCGTCAACAAATCAACAAATTATGGGTAATAGATACATCTTATTCCCGCATGATTTTAATATTGCTCTACACCGGACTACGTATAGGCGAGTTACTTAACTTACGTAGACAAGATATCAATAGACGATCATCATACCTTATCGTAAGACACGCCAAAACAAAAGCCGGTGAAGGTCGTATCATTCCCATACATCACCGCATCACGCCGTTAATTGAACAGTTATATAACGATACAGGCAATTATCTATTCGCTATAAGCTACACATCATTTCGCAAGCATTTCCATGATATTATGAAAAAGCTTAACTGCAAGCATACTATCCACGATACCCGGCACACATTTGCAAGTCTACTTGATGCGATTGCCCCACCCAACACGTTACGTGCATTGTTAGGGCATAAACAAGGCGATATCACTACCAGGGTTTATACACATAAAACTATTCGTGAACTACGCAAGTCCATAGAATTGTTAAAGTAATTCCCCAGTGGGGAATAGTGAATAACGCTCCACAAAACTCGTATATTAGTTATCCTATTGCATTTAGAACGGCGTTCAGCATCTCCGGTAACGATTTTAACATTGAGGGCGACCCTTTAATAATAGCTATGTACTTAACAGATAATACAAAATTTATGTTAACTGGCCGTCGCATAGCCAATGGACGTACTAATCTGTGGTGTCGTTGGATAGCTATCGGAATAGCTTAATACCCAGTGGGGAATTGGTGGACAAGATAACGTAACTAAGACAGAGGTACGCTTCCCTATCAAATTCACAACTTTATTCATGGCGAACGCTATTGATGCGTACTGGTCAGGTTCTGACACACCTAGGTATTTCGCTAACTCCGTGTCGGAGAGCAACTCCACTAAGGCCGTATTTTCGGCAAGTGATAGATACGCTGCTTCGTATTACTGGTTCGCTCTAGGGATTATCTAATTGCCTATAATAATAAACATCATCGTATCACCAACACCTTGCTGCCCTCTGTAGTCACTATCTTTGTATGTAAGCTGATTTCTAGAAGTCGATAAAATGATTTCAGAGAACGAATAATCTCCGTTATATCTAGTCGCAGAAACAGCGATAGTTTTATTGCTGAATTCTATCGGATAGCGCACAGTCCAAGGCTTGGGTTGATTAATAGCATTAAATAATACCCACTGGATATTAAGCCTTCCCCACGCACAGCCATGTGAAGTTGCCAGCATTGCCACGGTTAGTTATAAAGCGTATAGATGTTCTATTATTATTTGAGAAACCACTATTCCATGACACATAGAACTCATCGCCCCTTGTAGTCACACTTGCTGAGTCGTCGGTACACAATGCGACTAAAACATTACATTGGATGGGCAATGTTACATCACAATATGTATTTTGATTTAAGAACCAAGTTAATCCCCACTGGATAGTGAAACCATTAGCGAACTTTACAAACCCCGCATTAGCGTCGAGTTTAGATGCTACGATAGCAC